GGCTCGCACGAGACGTTTTATTTTCTTTTTCCATATTACGCTCCTCCCGTGTTTTTTATTTGTTTTGCGTACTCTTCGAGTGGCACACCTAATTTTTTAGCGATTGCTACCTGTGACGATGTGAGTTTCACAGTTTTGCGACCAGGTCTTACGCTCTTCTTAACTGAAGCCACCGTCTGAACGGGGTTGGTCGATTGATTATTATCACTTTTAGCAAATTTATGCGGAAAGTCAACACGGATTCTTTTATCTATTTCTGCATAATATTCATTAGATTTAGGATCATATCCTTCTTTATCTACCAAATCTTTATGAATTTCGAACGCTGTGTATGTCATGGCTCTATCTTGTCCAAACCATGAGTTTTTTGCAGCCCATGCCTCAGCCATAGGATCACTGGGTTCAGCCTGTGTAACAGGTTGTTGAGGGGCCTGAACCTGTGAAGGTTTAGTCACCTCTCCTCCAGTAGAAGCTGTTGTTCTACCTTCTTTTGCCTCTGTCAATTTTGCATTTTCAAAGGCAAGAGTTGCAATCCTCTTGTTTGCTTCAACTTGTGCTTTTGCGTCACCGGCTTCGATAGCTGCTGCAAGTTCTTTTTGAGCTGCCTCCAAACCTGTGTTGATGCTTGACTCAAACTTTTTAAGATACTGTTCATCAGTTTTAGCAAACCTCTTTTCTATTAATTGACGTTTTTCTTCAACTGATCTTGCGTATTCAGTAGCTGCATCTCTTTGCCTTTCAGCTTCACGCATTTTACGTGTAAGTTTTGCAATTCTAGCTTGAACACCTTTACTGTACTCTTCAAGTTTATCGTCTTCTTTTGTTTCTTCTTTTACTTCTTCTTGTTCCTTGCTTTCTTGTACATCCAACTGCTCACCAGATTTCTCAGGTGTGTCGTCGGACTTATTATTGTCTTCAACAACTTTTTCATGTTGCTCCTTTTCTTCTAGATTAATCTCAGCGCCTTCACCTGAAGTGTCAAGATCAACCATTTTTTCTTCTTTAGTTGGCATAGTTTACTCCTTCTATGTTAATATTCATGCAAGATATCTTCTGGATTCTTGATGGTTGCTAAAACTTCGTCATCGTTTAGCAGACGTATTTCCCCACCTTCTATTTTTATTCTTGATCCGGCGTATCGGGCAAACATCACCCAATCTCCCTCCTTGCACCAAGGACCATCAGGATATCTATCCTTGTCCCTGTAGCAGTCCGGACCCATTCTTAAAACTAAACCAGTCTGTGACGCAACTTGTTGTCTCTCTAAGGTTGTCTCGGCCATATATAGACCGCCTTTAGTTTTCTCTTTCATTTTGAAAGGTAAAACTAACATCCTCCAACCAGTTGGCTGTGGTAGTTTATTTGAATCTTCTTTTGTTAAATCTTTTGTTTTTTTGACTCCTACCAATTCTTTATTCGGTAGTTTTATCTTTGATGTCGATGACTGTTCCATGTTGCTCCTTATCTTCTAGCAGGTTAGAGAGTTCCTGTTTAGTTGCCTCTAGGGCTGTTATTTGTCCTATTATATAGTTATATTTTGTCATACTGTCAATACCTCCGGACGTTACGGCTACCGACAGTTCTTCTGTGCGTCTATCTATGTATCTAAGCAGACGATTTATTGCTGTTTCTAATTGCATCTTTTCCTTTCTTTGCTATTTGCACTACTTTATTTTTACCCATAACTTTCGCTCTTTGTTCGATAACTGTGAGTATTTGTATCTTTCGCGCAAATGGTTTGTTTACGTTTTTTACTTTTCTAACCGTGGCTCTTGCATCTGCAGGTGTTGCAAATTTTATCTTAACTGTATCTCTAGGATTTTCATCCGTATACAACCTTCTTCCTGAGCCTTTTGGTTTTTTACCTGTTCCTTTTTTTGGATCTTTCATTTAACATTTCCATCTTCTGCGTGCCTGTCTTAGTCTTGAGTTAGGATCTTTCGCAGCTTTTGGAAATTTTTTCATTTGGCCAGCGCTACGTGCGCAGAAGGACTTACGTCTTTTCGCAGCTTTTGATCCTGGTTTGACCTTTCCAGTGACCGCTGTTTTTAGTTTTGAACCGGGATTTTCTCTTCTATATCGGGCGACACCGGCCTTAGTCATCCCTGCTCCAGACTTTGTAGATCTGAAATACTTTTTAGTTTTTGGAGGTTGTCTATCTTGTCTTCTCACTATCTCATCCCCATTCTTCTGCCCATAAATCCACCCATCATAGCTTTTTTTCTTTTTGGAGCAAACGTTGCTGCTCTTGATGGTTTAGGTCCTGTATTAGCTACTGCTTGTTTTCTTTTTACGGCACCCGCACGCTGCCCTTTGGACATCGCTCTTGCTTTTGCAATGGGCACGCATTTTGGATAATTTTTTCTCTTTTCGCCCTTGGAACGGCCACACTTTGGATATGATCCATCTGATTTTTTGTTTGCAATATCGACCCAGTTCTCTTGGACCCATGATCTTAATCCTTTCTTAGCCATTAGGAATTCTTGCCGTAAGCTCTGCCTTTTCCTTTTGTGGCAAGTTTACAGACACTGCCCCCGTTTTTAAAACTTTTAAACATTTCATTTGCTTTTTTTAAAGATTTGTTTGCTTTATCAATACTTTCCTCAGACATTTCAGCTTCAGGTTTCTTTTTAGTAATATACTCAGGTTTCTTTTTAGTAATATACTCAGGTTTCTTTTTAGTAATATACTCAGGTTTCTTTTTAGTAATGTATTTAGATTCTTCAGCCATTATACTCTACCCCCTTTTAAATATTTCATTCTAGTCATATCAATGACTCCACCACCAGCTGCTTTCTTACGATTCTTTTTACCACCTGGTGTTATTTTACCGGAACAAACTCCTGATGCGTACATGTTTGCGTACGCGGATGGGTAAACTTTGAATTTACGCTTCGCTGCTGCTTTGCCTTTTGGACAGAGTTTAGCCATTAAATTACCTTCTTTTTATTTTTATTTCTTAATTTAGCAAAATCAGGCTTATCAATCTTTCGAGGATCACCTGCTAGCATTGCTATCTTTTTTTGTTTTTCAGATAATTTTTTAGTTGGTGTAGATTTAATATCCATAGCCGGCACGCCAGATCTACCTGTTCCTTTTTTAAAACCTATTCTGCCACCTTTTCTTTTTTTCTCTCGAAGAAATGCTTTTGTTTCTTTACCAACCATTTCTTTTTTCTTATCTGTTTTTAATTTAGTTATTTGATCGTCAGATACTACACGTTTAGGATTTTCAGCTTTAAAATCATCTACCCCTTTTTTAAGTCCTTGATCTATAGCTTTAATATTTTGTTTAAACTTTTGAGTGGCTTCAGAAAGTTTAGTTTTTGGTTTTACTCCGCCAATTGTAGCGAATCTTTTTCCACCGCTAAAACCAGATTTATCACTTGGTCCTTTAAATACTTTTGAAAAACCTTGAAAAAAAGTTTTTCCTGCTCCTACAAATTTATTTGACATTATTTTTTGCCTCCGTTTCTAAATATTTGTGTACCCTTTATACCAAAAATGCTTGCCACGACAAGGATCCATAAATTCGTGAACCAGCTCGGAAGAGTAGAAAAATATTCAAAAAATAATTTCACCTTTTCCATCGCTTCTGGGTCGTCTGACATGACTGCCCACATTAACACTATAATCGGTGCAGAAATTATTACAAGCACAAATTCATCTTTAAAATCGTTTTGCCTAGCTTCTAGTAATTTACCTTGGTAAGCCTCTTCACCACGGGCCATTTTTTCTGCGTGCATTAATTGTGCATCAGACATCGCCATCTTCGTCTTTTGACGATTAGAATATATCTTTGCGCCAGCTTGCATAGCTATTTTTGCTAGACTGAACCAAGCCATTAGTACGCCTTTGAGTTTCTTTTCTTTTCAGCCAGCATTCTTTTCTGTCCACCTACTGGCATTTCAGGTTTTCCTGTGCCAATATAGTTAAATGCTTGGTCAGCTGTTGTTTTAGATCTAGGATCTATCTCAACTTGCTGGTCTTGCACTGTAACCGGCTTAATTTTATCTAATTTTTGCATTTTAGCTCCTTATTTTTTACTCTTCTACCTGAATAGCAGTTATACCTGGTTTTTCAGCCTTTGCAAGACTTACTCCAGCTCTTAATTTTGCTAATTTTTCGTTTTGATCCATTTTATCCTCTGCAATGTCTTTTGCTTGCATTAATTTAGCTCTATCAATCTCTGATTTTCGTTGATCAGCCTCTTTTTTACGTTCATTTTCCATCGCGCGTAGGTCAACTTCTCTTGCTTTTAGTTTTAAAAGTGGATCAGAGTCAAATTGTGATGTAATTTTCTTCTCTTCCTTCATAAAATCTTCAGTCATTTCTGCAATTAAGACTGATTTTCTAGATTCTATTTGTTGTGTAAGCACTTGTAGCTGTTGTGCCACTTGTGGATTGACTGGAGCTTGCTGTTGCATCATTCTCATTTGCATTAATTGCTCTCTAAACTCTAATTCTATCTGCTCTTGTGCCATCAAACTAATATGTTCTAAAATATTTTTCTGTATTGCAGCCATAACAGCAGGATTATTTCTAACCATGTTTGTTGACATAAAGTTTAAGTGTGCTGTGATGTGTGCTCTATGATCTTGACCAGGAAAAGCTTGAAAAGGTCTAGCCCCTAAAGCCATAATATGTTCTTGACTTGGATCCATTGGTTGCACTGGAGCTGGTGGTGGCAATACTGCATCAATATTTTTAACACCAATAGCTTCGTACATAGTTCTGTATGCTGCATATAAATTATGTATCTGTGGATTTGATGTAGCTAACTGTAATTGTGTTTGTGCCAATGTAATTCTTTGTGACATGGAAAATATATTTGGATCTGCCACAGGTAGAATATCTATTCTGTCATCAAAGTCTGTTTGTTTAATAACTCTTGCACCACCAATCACATCGTATGGATATTCTGGTGGTAGATAAGTAGAAATAATTTTAGATAATAATTTAAACTCTTGTCTCATTGAGCTGTATAATCTTTTGTGGATTGCAGACATAACTTTAGACCCTCTTTCAAGAAGAGCTATTGTAGTTCCAACCGCAGCGTTTTGTTGGCCTTCGCCAATTTGTAATTCTGATATCGCAGCAAATCTTTGACCTGCTTGTACAACTAGACCCATCAGCTGTAACAAGGTTGCTGATGGTTCTTTGTACGGTAGAGGGAAGAAAGCTTCTCGCAAATTACCACCAGGTGCATCTACGTCCTTGAACTCACCTGGTTGAATCGGAGCAGCTTCGTCTCTAACTCTTACGCCTCTTTGTTTAAAACCTGCCGGTAGATTCGACAAAGTCCCTGCATCTAATAATTGGCGGAGAGCGACTGTTGCAGTTCTACTCAATCCGCCAATCATATGTATTAATCCAAATCCGTAGAATCCTAGTCCTGGCAGAAATTTAAAGTGGACAAAGTATTGGACTCTTTGTTTTTTTGGATCGTTGGGCGCATAGTTCCTTCTTATCGAAAGAACCGTTCCACTACCTTCTTCAACAGTTACGATGTAAGGTAGCTTGATACCAGTCGGCTCGCCGCCTGGACCAATGTCTTCAAAGCCTTCTAAATCTAGATCCACATGACACTCAAGAAGAGTATACATAGGAATTTGTTTTCCAGATTTTTTAGTGCCTTCTAATTCTTTTTCTTTTTTTGAAACTTCATCGTTAACAACCATACCTGGAGGATTTAGTTCTACGTCTGCATAAAATCCTGCAACCTGTTGTTTTCTTAAATCATTTTCTGACATTTTAAGAACATGAATAATAGCCTCTGCTTCTTGTAAACTATTTGCTGTGTATGGCACGATTAGATCATCAGCTGGTACAAACTTAGATACCGCTCTGCCTAATAAATCATCATAATAAACTTTTTTAAATGTAGATCCTGCTAGGGGTAAATGAAATAACATAGAGTCAAACTCTGGTTCATACTCTTTCATTTGATCCATGATTAAATAATTCATGAAATCTTTTACTCGGTGTGCTTGTTGATCTTTTGCTGGTGTTTTAATTCCAAGCACTTGTGTTCTTACTGGACCGTCACTTGGTAATAGCTCTTTGTATGCTGTAGCCTGAAACTGTGTAACAGCTTCTGCCAACACAGGGTGCGTGGCACCTGAAGCTCCTTGAAACGGCTCCGTTCTATTTTCGTATTTAAATCCTAATAGGTCAAGTCCATCAGTGTAAGATTTTTCCCAATCTTTTCTAGACATCTTGTAGTCTATGTAATTATTTTTTAATTCTGATCCGAGTGGATTTAAAACATCATCAGGTAAAATATCTGCAAGATTATCAAAATGAGATTCTGTGCCAGGTATATTTACAGCACCTGGTTCAAAGTCAATCGTCGCACCACCATCTTCTTCAGGTACAACTTCAACGGGTTGTTGTTCTTTTATTTCTTCCTTTACCTCGACCTCTTCGCCCGGAACTTTAATCTGAGTACGAGTGTTAGGAAGTCCTTTATCTATATCTGCCATTTAAACTCCTGCAATTATCTACCACGTTTTAACAAAAAATCCAAGCCCTGTGGTGTAGGCCCTTTTTCTGGTGGGGGTCCTGAATCTACGCCAGCTATTTTAGCTATGCCTCCACCTGCATACATACCTAATTTAAAATCTTTAAATCTATCTGTGGGTATGTTAACTCCACCTTTTATTTCTCCCTTAAAAAAATCTCCCTGTGTACCAAATAATTGTTCTCTCTTGGGAAGAGTAGAACGAGCATCTTTAAATATTTCTCTAAAAACCTGTTTATTAAAATCTTCATTACCTCTGTAATAATTAAATAGATTTCGTTTTGTAAGTTCAGGTGCTCCCATTTCTTCTTGCCTACGTTTTAAATCAGCGTCTGAAAAAGTCCCCTCAGCAAAAAGATCTAAAGAAATTAAAGGTTCCGCGGGTCCTTCTTGTTTTTTTTCTGGTGTAAACAAAGTTTCAAAATCATCTGTCTCAGCGTTTTTTGCATTTTGTATAGCTTTTAAGATTGGACTATTTGCACTAACTCTATCTTCTGATTCTGCAGCAAGCATAACTTCTTGGTCCATAACCGCTTCTGACTGAAATTTATCTTTTACGTTTTGTTCTTCGTTTTTTATACGTTGTTTATCTATTTCTAATTGATTTCGTGCATCAACATTTCCAGTATAACTAAAATCACTTTGATCTAATACTGCTTGATTAGTTTCTAAATTACTTTTAGCTGTTGCTAATTTTTGTTGTGCTTCTTTGTATTCATTTGCTTTAATAACTATGTTTGCGTTCTCTTTACCAAGTGTGCTTTCAAGTTGAATTTTATCTGCTAGTTTACCTTGATTACCTGGTAATAAATAATCTACTGCTTTTAATAATGACACGTCAAGTCTTTGACCCATACCCATACGATATAAACTTTCACCTGCCACAAAGATAGCTTCTGGTATCACACCAAACTTTAAAACGCCTCTACCAAGTTTGTATGCTCTGTTTAAAAATTGTGATGCGTTTCTAGCCTCAGCTCCACCTTTAATTAAATTTGGATTATTAATTTTTTCCGCGCCACGTGCGATACATTCTTGTGTGGGAGCTCCTCCTGTTTGAAATTCAATACGGCCACCATCTTGAAAAACTTGTTTACCTTTAAAGTCAGGACAACCTAACGCCGCCAATAATTGTGTCGTTTTTTTGTTTTCTGGTTTTAAAAACTCCTCTATCGTCATTGCACCTTTTGGAACAGATATACCGTACTTATCTCTTTTAGCTGCAGAGACAAGATCTAAACCCTGACCTTTTAATTCTGCGATACGTTTTTTTCCAAAAGAAGTTTCTACCTCCCCTGGTTTAATTAATTTAGGTAACTCTACGTTATATTTACTTTCTAAAGCAGATGCCTTTAAATTATAATTATCAGCTATTTTTTTAAAATCACCACCCGCCACTATTTTAGCTCTCGCTGTAGATAATTGTCCTTGCAAATTAGCAAAAGTTTTTTGATTTAAATTTTCTTCCATAATATCTATAAACTGAGAAAACTCAGCGCCTGATCTGGAACTACCTGTAACTCCAGCTATTTCATTAATGTTAAATCCTTTTATTTTATTATCCTGTAAAACTTTTCTAGCTTTAGATTTTAATGAAGCAAATGTTCCTTTTTCCTTACCAAGTTTACGATCAATAGTTTCTAAAGCAGCTTCATAAACTCCACCTCTATAAACGTCTCCAAAAGGGGCGGCCTCCATTTTTGCAAACATTTTATTTGCGGCAGAAATGTTTTTTCTAATATCTTGTAGTTCAGGATTTTTAAATTTGTGTCCTCCATATATCTGTGCCAACCTAGCTGTCGCTCTTCCAGCTTGCCCTGGTTTTAATTTTAATTTAGAAACAACATCTTGAATTATAGGGAGATTCCCTTCTCTATATACCTGTTCATAGTTTTTATGTAATTTTAAAATAGCATTTACTGTTGGTTCTCTTAATTGATTAAACTCTGGTGATCTTAAAGCTGTTTTAAATTTTTTTATTTGAGCTTGAGTAGGTGGCTTGTAGTATTTAAATTTTCCTGCTGATCCCTCAGCTTTAATACTTCCGAAAGAATCTACAAAATCTTCTGCAGCGATTTTTCCAAAAGTGGTTCTGCTCTTTTTTCCACCCTGAGTAAATTTACCTTCAACTTTTTTAGGTTTAATCTCAACACCTAATGCATCAGATAAAATCTTAGCGTATTCTTTTTCGGTTATTAATCCTTTTGTTTTATTAAGAATTTTTCTTTTTCTTGGCGCATCATTTACCCAATTACCTCTTACCCTAGCGTCTGCAAATCTACCCTCACCCCAAACTTCACCTGGATTAGTTTGTGCAAATAGTTTTGCATCTTGTGAGGATAAAGGTTTAACAGTTCCTTTTATAGTTGAAAAACCTTTTCCTGTAACTTTTCCTTTTCGAACTTGAAATCTTTGATCAGCAGGAAGTTTGTTATATTCTTCTAAAGATTTTTTTTGAGTAAAACCTTTATTCTTACCCCATTTTAAAACAATTCTTTTTTCTTTTGGAGTTAACTTATCAGCAAAACCACCATTACTGAATCTTTCTCTAGGTCGCGTGAGGTACGACATCATTTGATTATATTTTGAAACTTCCATTATTCTCCTAGCATGTAGGCAAGACCGCCGCCTGCTTTTTTAACTTTAGTTTCTCCAACCTCTTTTAAAATTTCATCGTAAGAATCTAAACCGTAATCAACATCTTTCATCTTGCCTTCGTAGTCTGGCTTTACCGTAACCTCTTCATACTCATCAGGATATTTAATTACTTTTTTTCTAGTCTCATCATAATATTGTCCACCAGGTTCAAACTGTAAGTATTCTTCACTAGTATAATTATCTCTTTTAATAGTTAACTTTCCTGTGTCCATTTCTTCTGTTAACTCGTATCCTTTATATTCTTTAACAATTTGTCTTTCACCTGTTGCTCTAGTTCTACTAACATCATCACCAAGTAATTGAATTTTTTCTACAAGTTTAGGAAAGTATGCAGGTACACCACTAGATTTAGATGCAACCTCTACAGCTTTTGAAGCTTTGGCTGCAGGTTTTAAAAATTTACCCACAAGAGGTATTGAAGCAAGTCCACCTAATAATTTTAAGAATGTTCTACGAGACATGCCACCACCCTCTTTAAAACCTATTCGACCACCCATGGCTTTCTTTTCTCCAAACAAACTTTCAGTGTAGTTCGCTATCGCTTTATCTTTTAATTCAGGACGATCTTTGTAAAAAGGATCTTTTTCAATGTCTTCTTTAAATTCTTTTAAAAATCTTTCTTTTTGTAATTCATTGCCCTCTTCTAGAATACGTTTCATTTTTCTATTAACAAGAATACCACCAGATGTAAGTGCAGCTAGTTCAGGAAATAATTTTCCTGGTTCTGTCTGTGCTCTTCGTTTAACACTTTGTAAATATTTTTTATAGGCTTGAATAGGATTGTTTTCGGATAAAAATTTTAATATTCCACCACCTCTATTCATTCCTATTCTACCACCCTGAGCCATGGCATCTGGATCAATATCATCGGGTAAATTTTTTAATTTTGTTCCTAGATCATCTGTGTTGGCTCTTTTAATAATAGGCTCAAGTTCTCCTAAAACTTCTTTCGCACCTTTGTCGCTGATTGTTTTAAAAGGACCTTTTCTCCCTATAACTTCGCTTGCAATCTTTTGTGCTTCGATACCACTAAGATCAAATAGATCTACACCTTTTAAATCTTTAAGTCTTTCTGCAACTCTATCTTTTGAAGACATCCCTTTGATTCTGTTTTCAAAAGATTTAAAATCTTCTGCTCTCTCCATCGCAGCCTCATCCGCTGCAACTAAATCTCTTATTTCTTGATTAAAATCTTTAGGTTTAGTTTTAGGTGCTACACCCTTTTTAACATCTCCTGATTTTAATAATTGTTCTATACCTTCTTTCTTACCACCTTGAATAACTTTAGGTTTAAAACCTTGAAACGCTTCCGATGCTGTTTTAAAATTTTTGCCTAATAATTTTTTCTGATCATCAGGATTTAAAGGTATGTTGTTATTTAATTTAAATTGAATAGTTTCTAACGCTTCTGCGGAATCTAAAAATTGTTTGCTTTGATCTAATTCAGCTTGTTCTATTCTGTTTATAAGAAATCCTAAGTCGTCTGCATTTTTAACTTCTTTACCGATGTTTGTAACATTGTATCCTGCATCTCTAAGTTTTTCGAACATTTGTAACATCTCGTTCGTAATTTCTTTTTCAGTAGGTAGAGAGGTAATACCGCCTTTGCTTGGCTTTACTAATTTTTTACGAATATATTCGTATGCTAGATCTGCAAATTTTTTAGTTTTATCTATTGCCATTAATAGTACGTCCTAGGTTTAGGGTCTTTTTTCTCGTCAACGTAATCTTCAGGATGGCCAATCAATCCGCCCTGCCTGAAGCGCATGATAGCTTGTGTTGTAGAGTCCACAAGGTCGTCGTGATCACCGTTTGGAAATGCTGCGCATTCCTCGATCACCTCCTCTGCAAATTTCTGATCTGGCGCCCATATCATTCCAGACTCGAAAAGAGGTGCTACGGCGTTTACTCTAGCATGTTTATCATTTCCCTTGCTAGGTGTAAAGTTAATTACCGGTATGTTCATCTGCCGAAGTTCGTAGGTTAGTGGTAGTCCTGATGCTTTGGCCTCGACGATAACAGACTCAGGTTTCCAATAGTCGTATTGCTGTAATGCTAATCGTCTTAATTCTGGAAACTCGTATCTGCCTTTGACGGCGTCTAGAAGTATAAGATTAGCTGGACTATCTTCGTCTGGATAGAAAATACCCCATGTTGTGATGGCTGAATAGTCAGCTGTTTCTTTCTTTAAGAAAGCTGTATCATAAGACTGTATAACATGATGAAGGGGCGGTATGTATTCTTTATCGTACAACATCCACCATTCACGTTTCAAGATCGCACCTTCCTCGGACGTTGGTTGTTGCATCCACTGTGCATTCCATTTGCCCACGGGCAATGAAGCTTTGACCTTTTCTAGTTCATCTAGCTTCCAATACTCTGGCCACACTGGTCCGTGGTCCATGATTGCCGGAAACTCGACCACGTGCCATTGATCAGACTTTGGTTCTTTTTGGTTCGCGACTAATTTAGCTGTAAGATCTTTGGTTGACCATCTTGTCATCACCAGAACAATCTTACCGCCTGGTTGTAAACGTTGACGTGGTCCTGAAGTATACCATTCGTAGGCTGACTCTAATGCTGTAGGAGACAATGCATCTTGTTCAGAGTGCGGGTCGTCAATGATCAATAGGTCCGCGCCCCGTCCTGTAATAGCTCCACCTACACCAGCAGCAAAGTATTCTCCGCCTTGTGCCGTTTCCCATCGGCCTGCAGCCTTGGAGTCTTCTTGTAGTGTCGTTGTAAAAATTTTTCTATAGTCTTCTGAGTCGATAAGATGTTTTGCTTTACGACCAAACCGCACGGCTAGTTCTCCTGTGTGTGTTGCTTCAATGATCTTGAGCTTTGGATCACGGCCCACCATCCACGCTGGTAGCAAGAAAGACGCAAACTCAGATTTAGTATGCCT